CCATTGCCGATACATATCAACGTATCATTAACGCCGCAAAGAGCGCCAATGATGGGGTTCAAATCGTTGGCTTTACTGCAACCCCCAACCGTGGTGATAAGAAGGGTCTGCGGCAAATTTTTGACAATTGTAGTCACCAGATTGAAATCTCAACTCTGATCAATGAAGGGTTTTTGGTTAAGCCAAAAACATTTGTGATTGACGTTGGAGTGCAGGATGAGTTGCGTAACGTGCGTAAAACAATTGCTGACTTTGACATGGACGCTGTTGAGCGCATCATGAATCGCCGTGCTATTAACCAGAAAGTGGTTAACGAATGGATAGATAAAGCCAGAGATAGAAAGACAATCGTATTCTGTTCCACTGTGGTTCATGCACAGGATTTGTGTAGTGAGTTCGTAGATGCTGGTGTGACCGCCGCTGTAGTCACAGGTGATACACCAAGTCAGGAGCGTGAAGAAATCTTGCATGGACTCTCACATGGAGACATACAGGTTGTTGTGAATGTTGCCGTGTTGACTGAAGGATTTGACGCTCCACCTGTCTCTTGTGTGGTGTTGACCAGACCATGCTCATACAAGGCTACAATGGTGCAAATGATTGGTCGTGGCTTACGCACGATTGACCAAGAAGAATTTCCCGGCGTTGTTAAGTCTGACTGTATCGTAATGGACTTTGGTACATCTGTCTTAACGCATGGGTCATTGGATGATCTTGTTAATCTTGATGGTGCGACTGGCGCTAGGGCAGGTGAAGCACCAGAAAAAGTATGTCCAGAATGTGAGTCTGTCGTACCGCTTGGAGTGCGTGAGTGTCCTATTTGTGGGCATGAGTTTGAAGGTCAGGACGCTGAACCATTAGAGCATTTTGAATTAACAGAGATCGACTTGATGGAGCGTTCTCCATTCAGATGGATTGATTTGTTCGGAACAGGGTCTTGCTGGGCGGCTAGTGGCTTCAATGGATTCGCCTTGGTTGCACAAACTGGCGACATCTCTGCGGCTGTCGTAAAGAAAAATAATGGTCGAGTCAGACTCATTAGCGTTGGCACAAATAGACAAGTCATGGCAGCGGCTGATGACTTCTTACGGACTAATGAAGATAGCACAAGCGCACAGAAAACTAAGCGTTGGTTGAATGATAGGGCAAGCGAAAAGCAGAGAGCGCAGTTGAACCGTCATGGTGTTCATGTAGGCGCTTTTGACTTCTCGTGGACTAAATACAAGGCTGCATGTATGCTTAACTATGTTTGGAATAAACAATTCATTGATAATCTAGTCAATGATGTCATTCGGAAAGAAAGCGCATGAACCGTGGCAATTTGGAAATCAAGCTTAATCTGATCAATGATGAAGAGGTTGACATGTCTTGTTTCATACAAGTTATGGACCCGCGTGATGGACAAGAGGTTCAGGATAGAGTCATGGAGTTTGTATCAGAGTGTGTAGAAAAGTATCACAATGTAATTGTAGATGGTCATTTGACAATAAGTTTTGGGAACATCTATTACATCATTGGATTTGTTAAAGGCAATGAGGGGCAAGAAGAATGGACAATGGAGCTAGGAGAAGAGCAAAACATCACAATCCACTAAAGACTATCGGGAAGATCTTCACAAATATCGGATGGGAAAAGAGACTTTGTGATTTAACAGAAGATGAGATAGTTGCAATAGCTGTCGTAATTCAATCTACAGAAGGGTTAGAAGATGTCTACGCTAATGAATACCTTACGGAAGTTTACCTCCGATATGGAGGAGGCACACTCTGTATCGAAAAGCCAGAAGACATCCCGTTCTGATGATGAAGCAAACATCATAAAAGAATTAGATCGGGGTATAACAGACAAGAATTTTAAGACACCCAAAAGACGTTACTTGGGTGCTTCATCTCTTGGCGACCCCTGTTCACGCAAAATACAATATCGTTATATGGGTCAGGAAGCTGACGCTGAACGTGATTTTAGCGCACAGACTCTGCGTATATTTGCGCTCGGGCATAGCATCGAAGATCTTATGATAGTGCATTTTCGGGACGCTGGGTTTGATTTGCGTACAGAATTAAAAGGCGAACAATTTGGATTCGACACAGCTAACGGGGAAGTTCGTGGTCACATTGACGGAGTGATAGTTGGCGGTCCATTGCCAATTCAGTACCCCATGCTGTGGGAATGTAAGTCTGCATCTGACAAGAAGTTCAAAGAATTTGTTCGCAATGGTATGGCTGTGTCTAATCCAGTGTATGCGGCACAGGTTGCGCTGTATCAAGCTTATATGAATTTAACAGAAAACCCCTGCTGCTTTACGGTTCTAAACAAGAACACAAGCGAGATATACATTGAGCTTGTGCCATTTAATGCAGAGCTAGCGCAGGCTACAAGTGACAAGGCCGTGAACATCATTAAAGCAACAAAGGCAAACGAAATGTTACCGCGTGTTGCACAGAATAATGATTATTACGGTTGCAGATTTTGTGAGTTTCAGGATACTTGCTGGTCTGAATAAAAGATGGGGTGCCGTTAGTTGATACCTAGACGACACCCCACGAGGTAAAACAATGCTTAACGAGGTACAATATAATGAGTGTGATTAGATTTGGCAATACTACATCTAGTATTTCAGCGAACAATTTGGTCGAAGAGATATCGCGCCGAGTCCCAAAAAGCGAACAAATTCGCATTTTGCAGGATACTTTTCCTGCCGGACGGGTGCATGGTAACACGTTTTATATCGGGTCTTTGCTTGGAGATCCCGGCCAATCATTAAAAATTAACATTGATACTAACTCTGCAAATTTTATGAAGGGTCAGGATTTCAACGGTGGCGTTGGGATCGGGGGCATTGTAAAGATCTTAATGGAAGCTCGTGGTATGAAGCTCAATGAGATCAAGAACATGTTCAGCACATATCTTGACGGCAGCGCACCGCAAATTGTTCGGGATAATGGCCCCGTTGAGAATCCATTTAAAAAGCAATTCAACGCTAACTCACCCTACGATGCAGAGTATGTATATACCAATGCAGACGGTGAGGTGCTTGTCACCGTGAGGCGGTACAATGTCAAAGACATGTCTGGCAATCCCATGTTAAATACAAATGGGAAGCCAAAAAAAGAGTTCCGCCCATTTATCGAAGGCTCACCATATTCCAAGTTTCCTGATGTCAGGCCGTTGTATAACATCCCGAACATTTTGGCATCGGGGCGTGTAATATGGGTCGAGGGTGAGAAGTGTGCTGATGCTCTTAATTCATCGGGATATACAGCAACATGCACGATTGGTGGGGCTGGTGCGCTGACAAAAAAGACGGCAGCACAATATGATTTTTCGCCTTTACAGGGCAAAGAGTTAATCCTGTGGCCCGACAATGACACGGCTGGCAAGAAGCTAGCTGATCTCATTCAGGATCTAGCGTTAGCCGCAGGCGTAAAATCTGTCACAATGCTAACGCCGCCAATGGGTAAGCCTGATGGCTGGGATGCCTCTGATGCCATATCAGAAGGGTTTGACATTGAAGCATTTGTTAGCACCAAGGCAAAGTCAACTAAAGTAGCAATTAATCTTCTTGATGATACATTCTCTGCCGCAAGATTCACGGGCGATGCACCCGAACAAAAGTTCTTAATTGACGGCACGTTTCCGCTCGGGGTTCCAATTATCTTCTCTGCGGCAGGAGATGCTGGTAAAGGCATGATGACTCTGGACATGGGTATGAAAATCGCATCGGGGAAGCCCATGATTAATGCGTTTGGCGGTTTGGTCAAAGAGTTTGGCAACGTAGTTATCTTCACGGCGGAAGATGACGAAGCAGAGATGCACCGTAGAATTGACAGACTTGATCCTGATATGGAGCGATTAAGGTATGCGTATGACTTAAAAATCGTGCCATTGCCTAATGTGGGTGGTGTGTTTCCTATCCTGTCGGACATGAACGGTGAGTTCACCACGAGTCAGGAGTTTGAAAAGATTTACGAACAAATATTGAACATGCAAGACTTGAAGCTGATTGTGTTTGATCCACTGGCTTCATTTGTACATGCAGACGTAAATGCCGATCCTGCGGCTGGTGCGGCCCTAACTGGCTTGCTGGCACAGATAGCCACTGAGACAGGGGCATCGGTGTTGATGTGTCACCACATGACGAAAGTTAAGGATGACGCAGTAATTAAAACACCTGAACAAGCTCGTAATCTTATTCGGGGTACAAGTGCGCTTGTTGATGGCGTAAGATCGGCGTTTGCATTATGGCAAGTAGATACCGCTCGGGGTCAAAAAACATGTGAGAGACTCGGGGTTCCGTATCAACGAAACACTTGTTTCGATGGTGCTGTAGTTAAATCAAACGGGCCTGCAAGTAGAAATGTTCGGCATTTTATTCGGGATTCATACACGGGGCTGCTAGTCGATAAAACCGAACAAATTGAAGCTCTGGATTCAGGCTCTGCAAGAGAAGTTAAGCTAGATGCCATGTATAATTGGATCGTTGAGTGCGAAGATCGGGGCGTAGCTCTTACCCATATGAGCGGTAACAATGCAGTTGCTAGACGTGTAGAAGATGCTGACGCACCTGAAGTATTGCAAGGACTCAGCAACTCTGTTCTTGAGAGATATGTTCGGGAATTGCAGGCAGCTAATCGGATTAATAAGTTTCAGTTGACAGTCACTGGTGGTAAAATATGGCTTGGCGATGTGAACGGGCCTATGTCACGGGGTGAGTATGAGGCAGTTACTGGGAGGGATAATGTCTGACATCGGGGATTTGTTCGGGAATTATGCGACTCCATTCAAGAAAAAGATCTTGCAGCAGTTGGCTGATTCACGGGAAAACAAAAGTGCAAAGCCTGCTGCCCGGCACATTACGAAGAATTGTTCGGATTGTGATTCAGAGCAGGCATGGTACAGCAGCGATCACGGGGCAACGTGGCAATGTTTTAGCTGCAAGAGAAGCTGAGTGGGAAGCAATGAAAAGAAAAGATATACTCGACACAGCTAAAGGCTATGTCACGAAGGATAGGGCGTCTGATCATGGCGACATGGAAAATAACTTTAGAACAATAGCCATGTATTGGTCAGTGCATCTCGGAGTTCCAGTGTCAGCAACGGATGTGTCCATTATGATGACTCTGTTAAAGGTGGCTAGGATCAAGTCAAATCCAAAACATGTAGATAATTGGGTAGATGGTGCTGGTTATCTTGCCTGCGGAGGTGAGCTTGAAACCGAATAATTGTTCGGTTTTGCCCCGTCAAAAAGGCGGGATGAGAATCCCGCCAATTTAGATAGCGATGCGTCTGGTTTGATCCCAAGCCTCATACAACATGGTTGTATCAAGTTCAAAGTCTTCGTAACCAAGCTTGATGATGTCAAAGTAAAAGTCAGATGGCTGATGAATACCGATGCTGTTCATTTTGTATGTCAGCATGCCATTGATCTCAACTCTATCGTACAAGCCGCCTTCAACGCCTTCGTAAAGATCAAGCGCTTTTAGACAAGCATCTGTAATACGCCAGATGCCAACTGGTAACAGATCATTGCTATCGTTTGTCAACTCAATGTCAGCAACACCACGAAATACCAAACGTAAGTTTGGGAAGTAAGCTGAACCAAGTGGCTCTGCCTGTGGGCATCGTTGGCTCATTTGAGCAACATTTAAATTTGATCCGTATGCAAAATAAAGCATTGCACCTCCTGTGTTTTTTTGAACATAAATCCTATATAGCAATGATTGCAATGATAGTCAAGTAAAAAAAATATTTTTTAGTGCTTGACATGTGTAGCAATAGTTGCTATACTATATGAACAGTCAAGGATGATTGTGTTACCCCGAAGGGCGGGGTTCGCTGTTTCACATTGTTAATCAACGTAGGAGGTATCTATGTCAGATACAAATAACTTCGCTTCTTCTTGGGTTCTTGAAGGCCGTGTGCTTAAAGAAAAAGAGTGGGGGCATTACTACCACTTCTCTTCAATTTTAATTGAAGAGTGTAACGGCAAGTCCCTATGCACCAAAATGGGTATGGACGATACGTTTGATTTAGGTTACGTCCGCGCTCAAGCGGCCTTAAATCATCATCGTAAAATGTTCGGATCAACTCAAGAATTTAGAGTTGTTCTCAAAGAGGGGCATTTTAACAAGGTGGGCGAAGAGTTTACTTTTAAAGGTGTATGCCAAAAAGTTGATTAAGTTTAAAAGGAGAGCGGGTTTCTCTCTCGCTCTCCTAAAATAATTGGTTGGGGCTATTCCTTTCAAGCGGTGCCGTAGGAACACCGGACGCTATTTATACTGCGCCTAAATGTAGGTGTTAAATGATCGCCCCAGCAAGAAAGTTTTTTAATGGTACTATTTTACTTTCTTGTCATAAACGTCAAAAGTATAAAATTCCTACACTTTTAAATGAGGTTGTCATGAGCAAGTTTATTCACATTAACGATAGGACTTCATCAAGCGTTGAGAGCAATGACAAAACTTATAGGATAAGAAACAGATTGGCTTGGGATCGTGTGTCAGAAAGTTTGCCTGATGATGCTTTTGCTGATGATGTTGAACCAGACGCTAGCGATGCGCTTGGCAAAATAGAAAAAAAACAAACTTATATTTTTTCAACAAAGCTTATTGACACATGATGCAACAGTTGCTATATCAGGATTAATGCTTAACAAGGACGAGGTAAAAATGGGTATTCAAAATAAATGTGACGATAAGATCACGACAGAAGAGATCTGGGATCGTCTAATGGATCAGACTGAAGAATGGGCTAAGGAAGGTGCTACACCTCAAGACGTAGCCTCTGTCATGGCGTTCTTCGTTGTCGAGTTATCTTTTGATTGTGCGCCGAGTCATGCTGAAGCAACGCATTTGTTGCTATCTGCTATCAATGCACGAATTGAACGAGATCGTGAGGAGAATGACGATGACAGTCAAAAGAATTGATATGGCTCTGCATGTGCAACAGTTGTGTGCAGAGAACGGTATTACGGTGACGTACCAGTCATTAGACGATCCGTCACCACGATATTATGCACAGCCGATGCGTAAGCTAATTTGTATCCGGCCTACAAAAAACACTGGCTATTATGTCAGCGCTTTACATGAGTTGGGTCACATTCTTGGCAAGCGTCAGGCACCTAGTATCTCAACGCTAACAAAAGAATTGTATGCGTGGATCTGGGCTAGGCAAAAAGCCTTGGTCTGGACTGATACTGCGGAACGTGTAATGCGCCGCGCTATGGATAGTTATGGCTGGACTGAGCGGCAAAAAGAGATTTGGGAACGCAAGTTTCCAGATGTAGCGTAAACGAGGTAAAAAGGAGATAAAGCAATGCCTACAAAAGCTACTAATCCATCAACAACGATGGAAATCCATGCCCTAAAACAAGGGCGCGTAAAACTGCGTATGATTGGTCAGACACCATTATACTTCAATAGCATGGGTGCCAAAGCTTGGCGTGACTTGCTAGTGGGTGGTGGCAAGAAGACTGCCGCGCAGAAGAAAGAAATCAAACACAATCCAGAAGCAGAGTTTCGCGATAGTGTTTACAAGAAAGCAGACGGTGATACCTATCTTTGTTTCCCTGCCGCTGGTGTTAAAGGTGCAATGGCTACCGCCGCACTTGAGACTGGTGGGATCACAAAGACAAGCGTACAACGTTTGATCTTCTTACCAGAAAGCCATATCCAGATTTGGGGTAAGCCATATCTGAAAATGGATATCGTGCGGTCTGCCGATATGAATAAAACCCCTGATGTGCGGACAAGGGCATTCTTGCCTGAGTGGTGTGCGGAAGTTGACATCAAGTATGTCGTTCCGACACTGAGTCAAATGTCTATCGTATCGTTGTTGCAAAATGCTGGAACAATCGTAGGTATTGGTGACTTCCGTCAGGAAAAAGGTCGAGGTGGTTATGGCACATTCTCTGTCTCCGGCTCTGAAGATATGGGCGACAATCAGGAGATTTGGGATGAGATCACTAAACAAGATCGTGTCATTCAAGAAGCGGCGATGGAACACCCTGAGTGCGCTGATGAGCAAACTGCCGAGTTAATGCAGTTCATGCAAGAAGAACGATTGCGCCGTGCGGCGTAAATAAAAGATTGGGGGCGGCTCTGTCGCCCCCTGTTAATGGTCGCGGTTATGTATGTTTAGGACTGGTATGTCGAGGCGGTTGGGGTGAGTTCCGTTATGTTCCGGCGCGTTGAGGAATGGTCTGGCGCGGCGCGGCGGTCGGGG